AAAAAATATGATGCGTCCCAAGAGTGATTACAGTAAAGTTAAAATGAACTATAGCATTGTAGCCCCTAGAATGTATAAAGGAAAGATTGAATCTTTAGTAAGCCGCATAACTGGTTTTGCTGATATGATTCAATTAACACACTTAAAGCTTCAGCAAGTTTTATCTAGAATGGTGCCAGATGGCGTTTATTTAGATGCCGATGGTTTAGCTGAAATTGATTTAGGCAATGGAACAAATTACAATCCGCAAGAAGCATTAAATATGTTTTTTCAAACAGGATCTGTAATAGGAAGGTCTATGACTCAAGAAGGAGGCATGAATCCAGGTAAAGTTCCTATTCAAGAAATAACTAGTGGAGCAGGTGGCAATAAAATGCAAGCCTTAATTCAAACGTATAACTATTATCTGCAAATGATAAGAGATACAACGGGATTAAATGAAGCTAGAGATGGCTCAGCTCCCGACGCCAGGGCTTTAGTGGGTATACAAAAAATAGCTGCAGCAAATTCTAATACAGCCACTCGTCATATATTAAATGCTGGTCTATACTTAACAGCGGAATTAGCTGAATGCCTTTCTTTAAGGATATCTGATATATTAGAATATTCGCCAACACGAGAAGCGTTTATACAAAAAATCGGAGGGCACAACGTTGCCACTCTTGAGGAGATGGGTGATCTTCATCTTTATGATTTTGGTATATTTATAGAATTAATGCCGGATGAAGAGGAAAAGCAAATGCTTGAAAACAATATTCAGACAGCATTATCTGCAGGTTTAATAGATTTATCGGATGCAATAGATTTAAGAGAAATTAGAAATCTTAAGTTAGCCAATCAAGTGCTGAAGATTAGAAGAAAGCAAAAAGCTGAAAAAGATCAATTAATACAACAGCAGAATATACAAGCTCAAGCACAGGCTAATGCTCAAGCGCAACAGGTAGCTGCGCAAGCAGAGATACAAAAAAACCAAGTTATCACTCAACAAAAAATGCAACTAAAGCAATTAGAAGCACAGATGGAAGAGAAAAAGATACAACAAGAGGTTCAAGCAAAAATGCAATTAATGCAATTGGAATTTCAATACAATATGCAGCTGCGGAACATGGATTCGACTCAGCAAACTCAAGGAGAGACCGAAAGAGAAGACCGAAAAGACAAAAGAGTTCAAATGCAAGGTACTCAGCAAAGCGAGTTAATTGATCAAAGACAAAACAACAAACCACCAAAAAACTTCGAATCATCGGGGAATGATATATTAGGTGGGGGATTTGACTTAGGTTCCTTTGAGCCTAGGTAATAATAATAGTAATAATTATATAATATTTTATCATGTCAGAAGAACAAGAACAAGTGCAACCTGCCGTTGAAGACGCGCAAGTTGAAGAAGTAAAACCAACTGAAACATCTCCTTTGTCTTACGAAGACGGAGTAATAAAAGTTGATTTAGGAGAATTAAACAAATCAAAAGAAGAGGTTGAGCAAGTAGCTGAACCTATTCAAAGCGAAAGCGTAATTGAAGAAGCTGTTGAAGCGGAAGAAGAACAACCTGTTTTACAGGAAATAACAGATGAGGAAATTGCAGAGACAGCTGAAGATCTTGAAGAGGATATTCAAGAAGCTATTGAAGAGCAACAAACTTCTGGAGCAAAATTACCTGAAAATATCCAAAAGGTAGTTGAGTTTATGAATGACACAGGAGGAAGCTTAGAAGATTATGTTAAGCTTAACACGGATTATGATTCACTCGACGAGGATCAATTGCTAAAAGAATATTATAAGTCAACAAAGCCTCACTTAGAAGATGGCGATATTGATTTTTTAATGGAAGACACTTTTAGTTATGATGAGGATATTGACGAAGAGCGAGAGATACGTAGAAAAAAAATACAGCGTAGTGAAGCTTTATCAGAAGCTAAAAAACATTTAGATACTGTAAAGTCGAAGTATTACGAAGAAATTAAAGGAGGCGCTAATTTAGCACCTGAACAAAAAAAAGCGATTGATTTTTTTAATCGTTATAATAAAGAAAATGAAGAGAATACTAAAGTAGCAAAAAAACAACATTCTACATTTTTAAATGAAACAAATACGGTTTTCAACAAAGATTTCAAAGGTTTTGATTATTCAGTTGGAGATAAAAAGTATAGGTTTAATGTAAAAGATGCAGAGGGGGTTAAGAATGCTCAAAGCGACATCAATAATTTTGTTAAGAAGTTCTTAAACGAAGATAATGAAATGTCAAATGCTAAGGGTTATCACAAATCACTGTTTACCGCTATGAATCCAGATGCAGTTGCAAAACACTTCTATGAGCAAGGCAAGGCTGATGCAATAAAAGATAGTATGGCTAGAACAAAGAACGTTGATATGGATCCGAGAGGGAGCCATGAAAAAGTTACCGCTTCTAATGGCTGGTCAGTTAAATCTGTTAATGGAGTAGATTCTTCGAGACTAAAAATAAGAATTAATAAATAAAAAACAAAAATTATGGGATTTCCAAATCCGGGCGTAGGTGCCCAATTAAACCATTTAACTCCACGTCCTGTAAAAGGATTATTTGGAGATAATTACCTGTCTATCGCAGACATGGACTTCACAAAGCAATTTTTGCCCGAAGTATACGAAAAAGAAATTGAGCGTTACGGAAATCGTACAATCGCTGGATTCTTACGTATGGTAGGAGCAGAAATGCCTATGGCTTCTGACGTTATCGTATGGTCAGAGCAAGGAAGATTACACGTAGCATTTGAAGATTGTGCAGTAGACAATACAAATGCAACTACTACTATTACATTTGCAGATGATCCTGCAGGAACAGCTGGATTACAAACTGCAACTCAAAAAGCTGCATTAGTAGCAACTGGAGCAACTATTACAATTGCTAAAGGAAACAAGGTTGTAAAAGCTAGAGTAAATTCTGTATATGCTGCTGCTGATACTACTATTACAGTTACACCTTACGGTGCTGGAAACTTATCTGCTCTTGGAGCCGGTGCGTTAACAGGAGTTAAAGTAATGATTTATGGATCTGAATACGGAAAAGGTTCCGGAAATGTCGGTAATTCAATTGACGCTAAATTCACTCAATTCAACAACAAGCCAATTATTCTTAGAGATAAGTATAGTGTAAACGGTTCTGATGTTGCACAAATTGGTTGGGTTGAAGTAACAACTGAAGCTGGTACATCTGGATACTTATGGTATTTAAAGTCTGAGCACGAAGCAAGAATTCGTTTTGAGGATCAACTAGAAATGTCTATGATTGAAGCTGTTAAAGATGACGGAGCTATATTAGGTTCAGCAGGTGCTGCAGGATTTAAAGGTTCTGAAGGTTTATTTGCTGCTATTGAAGACAGAGGGCTTATTTATAATGATTCAGATTTTGGAGATGTTCCTTTGGCTGGTGCTGCTAACCCAGGTATTGCAGAATTTGATGCTATTTTAGCTGAGCTTGATAAGCAAGGTGCAATTGAGGAAAACATGCTTTTCTTAGATCGCTCAACTTCTTTAGCTATTGATAATATGCTAGCTTACCAAAACGGCTTAGGAGCTGGCGGTACGTCTTACGGCGTATTTGAAAACTCTGAAGATATGGCTTTAAACTTAGGATTTAGCGGATTCCGTAGAGGATCTTATGATTTCTATAAAACTGATTGGAAATACCTAAATGATTCTACAACTCGTGGATTAGTTAGTGATGTTCAAGGAGTTATTGTTCCTGCTGGAGTATCTACAGTTTACGATCAGCAATTAGGTCAAAACATTCAAAGACCATTTTTACACGTACGTTACAGAGCTTCTGAAGCTGACGATCGTAAAATGAAATCTTGGATTACAGGATCTGTTGGTGGTAACTTTACTTCTGCTGATGATGAAATGAACGTACACTTCCTTTCTGAAAGAGCTTTATGTACTCAAGGTGCTAACAACTTCGTATTATTGAAAAGATCATAATACAAAACTAAGGTAATTTTTACCCTCGTTTTAAAGACGGGGGTAACTATTGCTTTTATTAATTATTTAATTATATCATATCATGGCTAAAAAAGCTACAGCAGAAGCAGTTGAGGTTGCACCTCAAGAGAAAGTAGTGACAAGAGTTGCTGCTCCAGTTCAACCCACAAAACCAACGTGGGAGATTAAAGATAGGTTATATATCTTAAGGGATAACAAGAGCCCTATCGTATTTACATTGCCGGCAAAGCATTCAAATTTTAAACCATTATTATGGTTTGGGGAAAAAACGGGTTTACAAAAAGAAATTAGGTATGTTACAA